CCAAATTCAAAATCCAACAGTGACCGAGCAAATGAAAAATGAGATCGCCTCTAGGTTAGTTGAAGGTGGAGCATCTTTAACCAGTCAGTCTGGTAAAAAAGGCGGACTAAAATGGAACTTTTAGTCGGTGTTATCTATAAGATAACCAATAAAATTACAGGCATGTCGTATATTGGACAAACTGTCGGGGACTCCAAAAAACGCTTATATCATCACGCTTCAAAGCACAGTAGATGCGCTAGATTAAAAAGTTCTATAGCTTCGCACGGTATAGAAAATTTTGAATTACAAGAGGTCGAGACTATTTTTGGTAAAAATCCAAAAGATCTTAGAGCCCTTCTTAGTAAAGCAGAAATTAGATGGATAAAAGCGCAAAATACATTGTATCCAAATGGCTACAATTTAACTTCTGGAGGACACGATCCAGTAAGGTCTAAGGCAGTAACAAATAGGATAGCCAGAAAACATTGGAAACCAGTTATCTGCTTGGAAACCAGCCAATCTTGGTCATCCGTAAAAGCGTGCGCTGAATATTTCAAGGTTAAACCTAAGCAAATCAGTAGAGTTTTAAGAGGTCAAAGGAAGCGCCTGAAGAGAAAATATACCTTGACCTATCATATACGGCAATCTTAAAGCTGTAGCACGCTTATGAGGTCTAATAAATGAGCAAATTAAATTTTCTAGTCTATCTGAATACTTATAGTGATCCTAGCGCAAGCAATAACCCTTCGCTAAGCAATTTTAAATGGACCCGCGAGATTACCGGCATCCCAGTCGCAAATCCGGTTTCGGAAGCAATTGGACTGGCCCCTGGTGAATCTAAAACGCTTTTTAACGGCACTAGAACCCTTCAAAGCGATCTAACAACCGAATTTGACATTGCCTTAAAACCTCTAAGTGCAAGTAACTACAGGATTTCTTGGTCTGGCGGCACTGCCCCACAATTTAGAACTCCACGCGACCTTCAAACAGATGCTACAACCGAAATCACCGTCACCGTAAATGGACCCATCGCTACCTTTGCCTCAACTGGTGGAACTCCAATGGACGTGACAAGCGTCGTTGTTGGCGATCAGGTGAGAATAGGCGATCAATTTAATACACTAAATCAAGGCGCTTACAAAGTCATCGCAAAAGGTGCGAATTCTTTCACGGTTGAAAACTTTACGGCAGTAAACGAAGGCCCCATCACTCTTGGTGCCGGTTTTGCTACCCAAATCGCTATCTGCAGCGCCGCTGGCGTTCAGATTGGTGACACCCTGGTCCTTACGTCCGGCTTTTCTCCGGTTACTTTGGGATCGTATAAAATCACAGATGTTGCTGCAGACTACGTTGAATTCTATTCGACTGGTGTCCTACCTGTTGAGTCAGGTATTTTGGCTCCTGGAATGGCCATCTACTCTTCTGCGAAGAATCTGGTCTACATTGAATCTAATCAAAAAACCGCTATTACGATCAACGGCTCAATCGTAAGTAATCTAGAGCCTTTCATTATCAACGACTCAAAACAACCTGGCGTTTTCATGCTCAAGTCTACTGTTTACTCACTCGAAGTGACCAACAACAGTTTAGACAGCGCGTCATTGTTTGTGGCCTCAGTCGAGTAATGTGATATAGAGGCTATATGAGCGATAACCAAGAACAAAAACCTAATCAGCCTTCTCCAGATGCGGTCGCCGCAGCTGCAGCTATTTCTAACTCTGTTAAGAACAAGGTAGTTTTTGCTTTGTCCGAAGAAGCTGGTGAAAAGCTTGAAAAAGCTGGATACGAAGGCGGCAGCGGCCAACTTATGTATGCGCTTCAGCAAGCTACGGGCTCTGCGTCTAAAAAAGCTCCGGCATTAGCGTTTACAGAAAATCCTGCTCCGTCAGATAACTACCTTGGATTGTACAAATCTAAGCGTCGTCTTTTGCCAGATGAAGTTCTGAAACAAATCCGTGTAACTGACCACTTGATCGCTGCGATCCTACGCGCTCGTAGTTCGATGATGGCTCTGTTCGGTCAACTCCGTCCAGATCGCTTCAATATCGGTGTCGAGCTTGTTATCAAGCCTGATTTCTTTAAGATCCTGACTCCTGAACAGTACGAAAAAGTTATTGCTCGCATGAAGCGCTTTGAACAGCTGCTCCTTAACTGTGGTCACACTGAAGGCGTTGAGCTACAAGAGCGTATCACCCTAGCCGACTTCCTTGGTATCCAAGCAGGCAACGGTTTGACTTTCGGTCGTTTCGCGACTGAGGTTATTTATGACCGCGATGCTGAGCCAGATGCAGATGGAAACTATCCATTCTTCCGCTTCCGTCCTATCGACGTTGCGACTATTGTTCGTGCGGTTCGTAAGGGCGAGTATGTTGGTAACAACCTACGCGTTACTGCGATGCGTGCTCTTGAGTCATTGACTGGTGAAAAATTCAAGATTGATCCAAAAGCATTGCAAGAAGACAAATATGCCTGGTTACAAGTTATTGACGGTACTCCACGACAAGCTTTCACGCATGAAGAAATGCTTGTATTTGATTTGTTCCCATCTACTGATATTGAGCATAACGGCTATCCTGTTTCTCCTATTGACACTGTTGTTAGCTCTGTTACTACTCATATTTCCATTGATGCTTACAAGAAGCTCTATTTCCAGAACGGTCGAGCGTCAAAAGGGATGCTAGTCATCCAGTCTGACGAAGTTGACCAACAGACTCTGGACAACATGAAGCTTCAGTTCAATGCCTCGATCAATAGCGTATCGAATTCTTTCCGTACTCCGATCTTCGGTGTTGGTAAAGAAGATAAGGTTGAATGGCTGTCAATGGTTGGCGAGGGAGCGCGTGATGCAGATTTCCAATTTATGTACGATCAAGTTGCTAGGAACATCCTATCTGCTTTCAGTATCTCGCCAGACGAGCTTCCTGGATACGGTCATCTTTCAAAAGGTACGAACAGTCAGACACTTTCGGAGTCTAACAACGAATTCAAGCTTACTGCAGCAAGAGACACAGGTCTACGTCCTCTCATTCTCAAATTTCAAACTTTCTTTAACCAAAGACTGTTTCCAATTATTGATCCGCTTCTCGCTAAAATCTGCGAAGTAAAATTCAGCGGTATTGACGCACAATCGAAAGAGCAAGAGTCAGCACGTCTTCAACAAGACATGGCTACTCATATGACGTATGATGAAGTTCTCCACGAGGTTGACAAAGATAAGGTCGGCCAGCATGTAGGCGGAAACTTCCCTTTTAACGAGCGTTATCAGTTAATTCTTGACAAATATATGAATGTAGGCGAAATTCGTGGCAATTTCTTTGGAGATCCTGCAGCTGCAGTTGATCCATTGCTTCGATATAAGCGTGATCCATTCTTCATTCAATGGCTACAGCTTTTGGCTGAAGTTAATCCTGCAGCGGTTCAAGCGTACTTTGCGCCTCGACCATATGCTCTTGAATTCCTGAGAATGAATATCCAAGACGAACTTGACGGAGATGAAAATGTCTAATCAGATCAATTACAAACAGAAATACATGGAACTTAAAGCTAAGTTCATGGAATCAGTTGATGCTGCATTCCGTCTTGGTTTCGAGCAAGGCGCTGTTCAAGCGCAACAAGACGCAATGATGATGCAACAGCAGCAAGCTATGGAAATGCAAGCTCAAGCTCAGGGCGGCGCTCCTGGACAAGAAGGCTACGGAAACCAAGGTTCTCCTGCTGGTGCTGAACAGATGCAAAATCCAAATGGCGAAGAGATGGGTCAGCCTGACTCTCAGAACCCTGCTGGATCTGAGTTGGATCAACATATCCAAAAACTTGAGTCGATGCTTGGAAAATCTGAGCTTTCTCCGGCAGAGTTGATGGAAACCGTTCAAAATCTTCGTAAATCGCAAGCTAAACTTGCTGAAGCACAAGAGCTTAAAAAGTCCGCTAAGGCAATCCCTGCAATCGCGAAAGCTCTTCATAAGCCTGCCTTTAAAATTGGGCAACAGGCGTCTCACAACATGAACTCTAACGCTAAAGCAGCTGTTACTATGCAGCACAAAATCGTTAGCGATATCATGAAATCTTGGGACGACGAACAAAACAAAGCTTCTAAAGATATCAAAGCGGTTCTGAACCTCGAAGGACTGAGCAAGAAAGAGGAGTAATATGAAGCTCCCATCTCATCTTCAGTCAGACTACGACCAATTGACTCCTGGTCAAAAACAAAAATTTCAAGAACTAATGCAATGGACCGCACCTAGCGGTTTGGCAGGTATTTCTTTGCCCATTTCTGACGTGGCTTTTGAAAGCATGTTGAAAATGGTAAAAAATATGGGAGAAGAACCCGATACTCCGGTTGAGCCCGATAGAACGGTCAATCATGATTGGGATTTTGATCCTAAACAGAACAAAGGTAAGTAATGATCGGCATCAGTAGTTCTGGAAAAGAAAGAATTGGCAATATAGTCGAAGAGATGTTTGATAACATTGCCCTACAATTTATTGGCGATATTCCGAAGCTGAGAAACAAAAAGACTCTTGCTATCAGTTCCAGTAGAAACTTGGGACTTTCGCATCTTTTTGTTCAAGCTATGCAAAACAAAACGCCAAACCAAATTGAAGCTGACGTTTTGAAGAGTCTGCTTGAATCTGCTCATGGCTATATTGAGTCTTTGAAAAATCGCACAAAATCGAATGTCACTGAGCGAATTGATGGAATAATGCGCGAAGCAAAACTTCGAGGCGTTCCAGTCAACGAGCAAGACATCAATGATATTTTGGCTGAAGAGCTTTCAAAAGCTAAGAGTCACATGACTGCGATTGCAGAGTCAGAAGCAACGAAACTCAGAAACCTTGGGACGATGATGGATATTTCCAGAGTCGCGTCTAACCTGGGTGACAGCGATCCGACCGTTTTCTTCGTGGTAGTCAAAGATAAATCCA